CTGCAGGAGGAGAGAGTCCTTGATCTTAATCATGACGTTGTATCCAGTGATGAACTTATATTTAAAAGGGCTGATGATGTAAAGATCAAGGTCAAGGCTATTTCTATAAATTCGGACAATACAAGGGAAGAGGTTGAATTTGGTGATTCTGACGGAAATCAAACTACATTTACATTCTACAATCTAAGTAAGCAGGATCTGCAGGAAACAGCAGAGAGGGAGCTTGAGAAATTGAAATTTGACGGGTACAGAGGGAGCTTGGTTGCTTTTGGATCTCCTTTTATTAAGCATCAGGATGTAGTATCAATTACAGATCCTAAAATCCCTGAAAGACAAGGCCGATATTTGGTCAAAGAAGTTGTAACCACGTTCGGAGTATCTGGATTTCGCAGAAAAATAACTTTAGATAGGCAGGTATAATGACTATAAGAGATGCAATAAAGGAAATAATGAGGCAGGAAATACCCCCTTTGTCATTGGCTTGCACTGTTAAGAGTGTCGATGAGGACAAGGCTGCTTGTGATGTTGTTCCTATTGATGGATCTGCTGATATATTGGATGTATTGTTGCTTGCTGAGGAGTCTGATAAGATAGGTTTAATCAAGATTCCGGCTGTTGATAGTACTGTTTACGTGACGTTTATATCTAAGGATATTGCTTTTGTGTCTCTGTTTTCGGATATCACAAAGTTAAATATTCAAATAAATGATATATCTTTGACGGTGGATCAGGGTCAGATCTCTTTGAATGGTGATAATTTAGGAGGGTTGGTTGATGCAGGGGAGTTAAAGACTCAGATTGATAAAAATACTGAGGCTATACAAGCAATACAATCAGGGTTTAATAGTTGGACCGTAGTACCATCAGACGGAGGAGCAGCTCTCAAGGCTACAAGTTTAGGATTTGTATCAAAGGACACTGCAGATCTATCTGATATTGAAAACGAAACGGTAAAGCATGGTAACTGATTTTATAATTGATGGAGATTTGCAGATCAAAGATGGTGATCTTTTACTTGCTGAAAGTGAGCAAAGTCATATACTTGATATTGTAAACCAAAGCAAAGGAGAGCAGAGGCAATTTCCTTTGCTTGGAGTTGATGCAATTAAGTTTTTGAATGGATCTGATAGAGTTGACGCGATAAAAAAACAGATAGCTCTGCAGCTTGAGTCTGATAATTTTAAAGTGGAGGAAATATCTGTACAGGGAAATGCTTACAGGATAGTAGCAAGACAGAATGAGCAAGAATCTTAAAATAGCTGATGACCAAAACATCATTGATGTTGCAATCCAAACTACAGGATCTGCTGAGGGATTATTTAAGGTAATTAATTTAAATGAGAATGTTGAGAGCGTTGATCATGTTTTTGAATTTGGAGATGAGATTTTATTTGATGAGACAGCTCCTCTTGATATTCAGGTACTCAATTCTTATGAAAAAAATAAGATAACTCTTGCAACAGGAGAGGAGGAAATTATTGGAGACTACAATGATGATTATAATGATGACTATAATATTTAATAAATGGCAGTATTAGACAGGGCGGCGTTAATAGCTAAAATTGATTTAATCATTACAACGAATGGAGCTAAAGGCATAACCGGGGCTTTGCATAATGATTTACTACATGATATCGTTGATAGTCTCATTAATATTGTTACTGATGACGGTAAAATTGGTCTTGATGAGTATGACGTTGCGTTGACTTACAACACAGGTACTGCTGTAGTATTTCAAGATGGAATTTATCAGGCTGAGCAGGATGGAATTACAGGAGCTTTTGATCCTTTAAAATGGACTAAAATAATAGGTGTAAATGGGTTTGCAGCGTTTGACTTTGTTGCTTATGATAATGGAGACACTTACAATATAGGGGACCGGGTTTTCAGCTTAGGTTCTTATTTTATTTGCGACATAAATCTAACTACCGGGATAGTTCCTGCAGATGCTTCTCCTAATTGGTCAATAGTTTTTGCAAATAATGGTGATCATGCTAATCAATGGCAGGCAGGATTTTATTTGCAAGGTGATATTATTCAGGATTCTAATTTGCTTTATAAATTGGTGACCGTTACTCTGCCAAGTTTTGAGAGTTCTGATCTTGCTGCAGAGATAATTGCAGGAGATTGGGTATTATGGAATAATCACAACTCTCCATCAGATGCAGAAATAAAAATAGCTTACGAAAATAACGCAAATACAAATGAGTTTAATGACGCTGAGAAAACAAAATTAGGTAATCAAAGCGGAACAAATACAGGAGATGAGACTTCTGCCTCTGATGTTAATGAGGGTGTTATTTTCTTGTCAGATACTCCTGACATGAACGAAGGTACTGAGGGTACCAAAGCAATCACTCCTGCTTTGTTAAAGACTCACGCTCCTTTAAGATGGTTCTTTGATGTAATGACCGGGGCTCTTGTTACAACAGGTGTATTAACTCCTATACCAAGCGCAACTTTCTCTGTTGTTGATGAAGGTGATTATATAGCTATATTTAGTGCAACTGTTGCTCTTGGAGATACGAGCAGAGTTGATACAGCTTTATATTTAGATACAGTTTTAATAAATGGGAGTTTTAGATCAAATGATATTATCAGGACCGGGGCCGGGACTATAACATCTCAGGAAACAGTACATTGCCAATGTATAAAATTTGCAGCTACAGCCGGACAAGTAATTGACGTTAGAAGTATATTGTTCGGCGGCGTTGGTGCAGGAACCGTAAATGCAGGAGGTTTATTTTTAGTTAAAAAAGTAGGTTAATGAAATTAGCAGCATATATTTTAGAAGGTACGCCAATTAGTGACATTACAACTGGTTATAATCCTGCAGACTTATCAGGTAATCCAGCCTACAAGGTTTTTGAAGGCAACACTCCTGCAGGTTATAGCGATATATCCAGTATAGAAAATTGGGATAAATACGGAGTAATTCTGATAGGTTCTGCTGTCAATTTTATGGATTGGAAGTGTCTCAGATCTGCAATAAAAGCTTTAGCCAATTCAATAACTACAAATGATATACCGGGTAATTGGGGGCTTTTTTCATCAGTTGAAAAACAATTAGTTTGTAAATATTTAACTAATAAGGTTTCCGCTGCTGATTTTATTGCTACATATACCAGTCAAACAGACAGGGTTAACATATCTTTGAATTTTGATAAATTAAGTATTGAAGCAAGGACACAGAGGTATTATCGTATGTGGTCATTTGCTTATGGTAGGTTTGGCAGTTTGAACGTTTTAGACTTTTTAAATCATGCTTTAAGAGATGGAGACAGGGTAGGCGCTTACATTGCAGGTATTGAAACTAAGGCTGATGATGGAGTTGACGCTTTACTTGATATGATTGACGGCACAACGGGTACAATTTATATTGCAGGAGCTGCAGACGATTTGAAAGGTTTGAGGCATAGGACTTATACTATTGTAGATGGATCAGGAGACACTATTGCTGATGTATGTGATCATCTTTTAGATATTGCATCAGGACTATATTAACTATTGTAAATAATGGCGAGAACTGTACAGGTAATTTATGACCAAATGATTGAGGAAAAGGAGACAAAGGCAAATCTTGCCGGGTTACTTCCTTCTGATCCCGGTCCATCATTTGAGGATCTTCTTGACGATATAACATCTTTAAGCAAAGTAGCTAATTGGAGGCTTTGGATCTACTTACATGCCTTTGCTACATTTGTACTCGAAACATTATTTGATACATTTAAGGCTGATGTTGAGCTTATCAAAGCTCAGGCTCAATATGGTACAGATCCTTGGTGGATAGATAGAATTTTCGAGTTTCAACTTGGAGACACGGTAATTGACATTGTTGATGAGGACGGCAAGATAATTACTGCTTATGATCCAATTGACGAATCAAAAAGGATTGTAGCTGCAGCAGCTATTTTAACAAGTGCAGCAGGTATCGTGACAATAAAAGTTGCTAAGGAAAGCGGAGGTGAATTAGTCATTTTTGACACTGCTGAGGTCACTTCAATAAACTCATACAAAAACAGAATACAGCCAACAGGCGAACGAATTACAGTGATTTCACTCAATGCAGATTTAATCAAGATTTTTGCTGATATATTTTTCGATGCTCAATTTGATCTATCTATCATTGAGGCAAATGTTGAGGCAGCTATAACTGATTATTTAACATCATTATCCTTGACAAGTCTCTCAGGAACTGTGAATACTAACAAATTGATTGACGCTGTACAGGCTGTTGAGGGTGTTAATGATATTGATATTAATGATATGCAAGCTAAGCCTGCAGGAGGTGTCTTTGTGGTAATTGACAGGGAATATGATACAAGTGCAGGATATGTAAAAACTGATCCTGCTTTCCTATTAGCTGATACACTCACTTATGTAGCTCAATGAGTTTCTTTGATTTCAATATTGACCTACTGACTAAGCGTCTGCTACCAGTAAAAAAAAGAGAAACTGTTCATTTTGACTGGTTGTCTGTTCTGTTATTTGGAATAAAGCAAGTATACAATGATTTCATTGCTTTTAGATCTGAAACGCTCACAGAGCTATCATATAATTCTCAGACTCTTATCCTGCAGCGTGTCCTCAATGATCGCTGTGACCCTATTGATAGAGGCATCTTTATTGACAATACATTTGATAATAAAGTTCAGAAATATATATTTACAAAAGCTGAGGGGGTACCTTTGCATATTTTCACGAAAGCTGAGGCCGTTACGATAACTCTTTATAATAGTTTTGAGTTCGAAAATGACTTTGATTTTATAGTGAATGTACCGATTGCATTAACTGACAAGGAGGATAAAATTGCAAGTATTACGAACTTTTACAAGTTTTCGGGTGTAAGATTTAAAATAGTATTTTATTCATGAATTTCTTAGATACAACTAAAACAGGAGGACATCCTTTAATATTAGAGGACTTTGGATTTATTCAGGACGGCATCAAGGAGCAGCTCTCAGGAGCTTTTGCTTGGATGAACAGGTCAACATTAAGTGAGATAGTTTTCTTGGAGGGAGGGTCTCCTTTTGGAGTTAATGAGGTAACCTCAGGATTTGCAATAGTAAATGAGGATTTTATACTTGATGCAGGAGGAGGAGAGCTCATGCTTGTCCAAGCTCTTGCTACAAATCCAGATTTATCTGTTTTCGATTATTATATTGAGGACATTCCTGACCCAACTCTTGACCCAACTACTTACCTTGATGCCTCTAGCAAGGATGTCCACATAAAAAGACAGCTTGTACCAAGAGATAGAACTGTTGTTGGTTTTAGTGGAGTGAGACCTGTTGATTTTGCCATTGATAAAACTATTGCTCTCGCATTGGAGAATAAGCTAATCAATGATTCTCAGCTTATTGAGAATATGCGTGACCTTATTTATGACACTCTTAAATGGTCATCAGCAACAACTGACGCAACTTATGCAACTGTTGAAACGCTACAAGTTATAAAGGAGGGTGATACTGTCAGGATGAGAGGACGTATAGAGTATACGAATGGATCGGGAGCTACAGTTGCAACAGGTATTCCTGCAAGCATGAGGCCAGCAACTGACAAATCTGTTGGGATTGATATATTTGATTCAGCTACAGGTAAGATTTTGGTGAGAGCTCATGCTGTAATAAAGACAACAGGAGCTGTTGAGTTTTCAGATACGGACTACGGAACTATAACGGGTACTGATATTTTGGTATTTGATGGATCATTTTATAAAAAGTAGATAATGGATTTTAATGAAATAGCAGCAATTGCAGGAGCCTCAGGCTTTACTTTGTTAGGTACCCTTTACGGATGGATGAAAATATGGTTTAAACAGAAAGAACAGTTAAGCCTACAAAACAGAGATATTGAACTCCTGAATTCTGAATTTGATAGAATTAGACAGGAGGTTGAGAAGTTGGAAACGGAGCTTTACAGGAAAAACAACCAGCTATCAGACAAGCTCAATAAACTTGAATTGAAAATGGAACAGAATAAAAATGAGATCATACTCCATATTGACAATATAAAAAAGTAAAATGTTTTTAAGAAAGTCAGATTATTTCAGTCAGATCCAAGAGGACAACCTTGATACTGTTATTGAGGATATCACAGGCACTCCTACCTTGATATTTTTGACTGACAAGGAGGCTGCAGCTTCTGTTGAGGTTCAGAGTTACCTGAGACACAGGTATGATGTTGCTAAGATATTTAAGCCTTTACTTTCTTATGATAATGCTGTTACTTATCAGCCGGGGGAGTGGGTTGTTGATGGTCCTGTTGAGACTGGTATTATTTATACAGCCACTGTTGAGACACTTGGAAATCTGCCAACTGATACAAATTTTTGGAAAGCTGAGGACGGACGTAATCCATTAATGAAAACATATCTTATTGATGTAACGCTGTATCATGTACATAGCAGGATCAGTCCAAGAAACATTAAAGCTCTTGTCATGAGCAGGAGAGATGAGGCTGTGAAGTGGTTAAAAATGGTTAGCAAGGGAGATATTAGTCTTGATCTGCCTGAGATTACAGAGGAAACTCCGTCCGGTGGAGACCGTATCACTTGGGATTCACAGGAAAAACGTATAAATTCTTTTTAATATGAGATTTGGAGATATTGACATTGGCTGGAAAGGTGTAACAATCCTTAATAAAGAGGCTCGAAAAATCGAAAACCTCAAGACTACTATTGTAGAACGGCAACTCCAAAGGGTTAACGCTGATATAGGTAAGTGGAGGAATGCAATAAGGAGTGCGGAGTCTGTTCAGGTGCCAAATAGAACAGAATTAATGAGGGTTTATCAGGAGGTTATACTTGATAATCACTTGAGCTCTCTGATCAGCTCACGACTTAATAAAATGCTTGCTCATAAATTCATACTTGTTGATGATAATGGTGATGAGGATGAGGATGCAACCAAAATTCTGCAAAAATCGTGGTTTATAAAGTGGCTTACATTTTCTTTTGAGTCAAAATTATATGGTTACAGTTTTATGCAATTCAATGATCTTGAGGATTTTGTTTTTAAAACTGTTTGCTTAATACCAAGAGAATACATTGAACCATCAATGAAGGTTATAAAAACTGAGCCTTTTGCTTTGTCAGGTGTACGATTTGATGAGGAACCTATTAACAATTGGACGTTTTTTGTTGGTGATGAGGACCTTGGCATCTTGAATAAGATTGCGCCTGTTGCAGTATGGAAAAAAAATGCTCTCGGAGCTTGGGCTGAATTTATCGAATTGTTTGGTATCCCGCCAAGAATAGGCAGGACAAATGTGAGAGACGAAAAGCTTAGGAGTAATATGGTGGACATGCTTTCCAATATGGGCCGTATGGCTTGGGGAGTATTTGACAAGGATGATGAGATTGAGCTGGTTGAAACTAAAGGCACAGGAGATCCCTACAAAGTTTTTGACATGCTTGTTGAGCGTGCAAATTCAGAAATGAGTAAGAATATTACCGGGGGAACAATGACCGCTGATGATGGATCAAGCAGGTCACAATCTGAGGTACACGAAAGAGGCTTTGATACTATAGTTAGATCAGATCTAAGATGGATTGAAGCTTTATTCAATGAGGAGTTTGGGCCTTGGCTGATTGAAAATCATGACTTTCCATTTGAAGGGCTGACTCTCAAAGCAGATATGACTGAGAGGCTTGATCTTACTGATCAGATGGATATCACCAAAGTCTTACTTGAGCATTATGAAATTCCTGAGGATTGGATAAATGATAGGTTTGGTATTCCTGTTGTAAAGAAAACGGAGGAGGTTAATCCCTCTAATTTTTTTTTTGAATCCCTAAGATCTGAGATCTCAGCTCAGTATAAGTCTTTTAAAATGGAGCACTCTGATGATCACATTTTGAGTGACTCAGCGGAGGAGGCTCTTTACAGGGATATATTCTCAGGAGTTGTCACGATAAATTCACTGCCTACTAATTTATATGATGCTACTCACACAAGAGTAAATGATCATGTTATTGAAGGTTTCGGAGGAGATGTTGATGACTTCCCTACAGGATCCGAAAAAAGGAAAATGATCCGGGATCTTAAAAACAATGTTTTCAGATTTTCCGGTGGAAAAACATTCCATAATGTTAGGGAGATGCAGTCTCATCTCAAGGATGCTGATGGTAATTTTAGGCCGTTTAAGGAGTTTAGAAATGAGGCTAAAAAGGTATTTGATGAGTTTAACGTCCATCATTTACAGGCTGAACTCAATACAGCAAGATCTCAAGCAGAGTCTGCAGAGAATTGGCTTAACTTCCAAGATCAAAAGGATGTATTCCCTTTACTTACGTACCGGACTCAGCAAGATGGACGAGTGAGAAATGAGCATCAGGCTTTAGAAGGGATTACAGCTCATATTGATTCTACTTTTTGGGCTAATAATTTTACTCCAAACGGGTATAATTGCAGATGTTTTGAAGAGCAACAAACATCAAGTGTGAGAGAGACTCCTTTAAATAAATTAAATGATGTCATGATGAGAGAATTTGAGGAGGTTGACCCTGTTTTTAGAATGAATTCTGGAAAAGATAGAGTTGTATTCTCAATGAAACATCCATACTTTTTAGCTCCTAAAGGATTCAAGGAGAAACGAGATGATAATTTTGGTTTACCTATCCCATAGAATATGCCAAGACAATTCCCGTTCATAACGAAAAAGAGACTGATCCCGGCTGTAAAAAGGCTTGCTGTTGCAAGATCTGCTAAGGCTGCTCAGGCTCATTTCCTGAACAGTTTTAAAAAGCAGGGGTTTACTGACGCAACATTAAGACTTTGGGAAAAACAGAAACGACCTACAGGCAGAGGTATACTGATTGGTAAACAGGCGAGACTAAAAAAGTCAATAAAGATAAGAAGAATAACAAGGAACTCAGCTCTTATTGCTACCAGTGGCGTAAAGTATGCCCGTATACAAAATGAAGGTGGGACTACTCATCCAACTGTAACAGATGAAATGAGGGCTTTTGCTTGGGCTAAATTCAGAGAGACAGGAGCTCCACATTGGAAAGCTCTAGCTCTGACTAAAAAGGATAAGCTGACTGTTAAAATTCCTGAGCGTAAATTTGTAGACAGGAGTAAAGAGTTGGATCGTGCAACTTGCAGGATCATAGCAAGAGAGTTTTTAAAGATATTCACATGAGTAAATCAATTGTATTTAATGAGATAAAGGATCAGATTGCAGCAGAGGCTCCTGAATTTAGAAAGTTTGGTTTATGGAACAATCAATTTGACAACATTGATGACGAGAATGCTTTTCATTTTCCGGCTGTGTTTTTGGAGTTTTCTGATCTTGAATTCGTCAACAGATCTGCAGGTATTCAGGAGATGCAAGGGCTGATAACTTTCCACATTGGACAGGAGGAGCTTGATGACAAGAGTATCGCTATACTTGATCTTGTGGATGTGGTTGCAAAGGCTCTGAATGGATTTATGACTGATACAATTCTTGTTCCTTTATTGAGAGTCAATGAGAGACAAGATCCTGATCATGATCAATTGATTGTTTGGGAAATGGATTTTCAGCTAAAAGCTCAGGATTGTACATCCTCAAAATACAATGACGCTGTAACCATACCCGGAAATACTATTGATTTAGATATGCCTGTTGTTGAGGAGGGTGATGGTATTAGTTTATTTATCAAGAATGACATTATCAGGACAAGTAATAATTTTGTTGAGGATCCTCCTGTTGGGTATGATCCTTTAGAGGATACTCAACTCCCAATGCTTTACGAGTTTGACGGCATGGTCATAGGTATGGATAATGCTTTTGGAATTGTTGATGGATTTGGTTTTGCTTCTAATTTTAAAAATTTAAAAGGTACCGCTGCTTTTGATTTAACCTCAACAGTAACTGTCTTTCAGCCATTTTTAGATTCAGGCTCTTTACAGTTCGATCCTACAAATGATTTTATGCAAACTGCAGATTTACCTGCATCAATAAAAGCAGGCGGAGACTTTACTTTTGCAGTTATTGGAGAGGTGATTGATGGATCAATGCCAACAAATCAAGTTGTTTTTCAGGGTGGTAATGCTGAGTATGCTTTTACTGTTCATTCGACTATAGACGAAAAAACCATTTTAAGTGCAAGAGATGGAGGGACAACTGATGCACTCACTGAGAACACTCCTAAAGTTGCAGGGTCAACTTTTATCGATATAATTAATTATAGAGCTTTATGGGATATTGATTCAAACGGTAATACAGATTTATCAGGAGTCAGTCCAAAAACAAAAACTCCATCATTCACAAAATTAAGGCTTGGATTATTGGTAGGAGCAGGAGGAGCAACAACATTTAGAGAGAGCAGGATCAAATCAATAATGGTTTGGGATAGTATTGTTGATGATGCTGAAAAATTAGCAGACATAAAAACTTATTTATTAGGAAGATGGTAAAAACAATATTAGTTCCATGCAAGAATCTGATTGAGGCTCAGGCTTTATGTTTTAGGTTGACAAATTTTAAAGGCAATAGGGATTCAGAATATACGAAACCAGTTGAAAACTCAGTAGGAAATAAATGGTTTGTCCAGCTATTCAATAAGCACAAAGGAGCATTAAGCCAAGCAGAAAGATCCTCAATAGTAAATGAGCTACCTGAGGGATTTTATGAGGTGATTTAATAGAAGTTTCTGAGTGCATCCTGTATCTCCTCAGGGCTTGATCCTAAAGCTTTCTGAGCATATATCAGGGCTTGCTCATAGAACTCTTTAAATTCAGTCTCATCCATACTCTCAAAGCTGATTGATCTTGGCATGTATAGGACTCCTTCACTTGTAGCTATTTCATCATAATAGCCGCAACGCATAATAAATACTTTTCGGTGGTTTTCCTTCTCATCAAATTCCTCCTGATTATTAAAGCATAGTTTAAGGAGTGCGAAAAATCTCCTGTGAGTTTTCGGATCCCTGACTTTGTGAATCTTGAGAAGATAATCCTCACCAAGTTTTAACTCATTCCAATGATCATCACCGGGATCTAAAGGATTTAATCCTGAGAGCGTTTTCCTCGCCCAAAATTCTGTAGCCATTTTCTTAATTTTTTAGTTACTGGAATAAGTATAATTACAATCATCAGAGCTGATGCAAGGATTAAATTTCCGCAGTCAATTAAATCCTGTAATATCTCAAAATCCGTCATAATTTCCGGATCTCCTCCTTTACTTTTCCCCAATCGATAATTACAACCATATCAGTCCTTTTGACATTTTTAAGGATCTCAGTGACAACTATAAGGCCGCATTCTTTTGATTTGATCATTACCATCTCAGGAGGTTCTTGAAAGAATTTAGATTTAAATTGCTCAACAATTCCCTCTGCTTTTTTTTTATGTTCTTCCCGTGTCATAGTTCAATCATTTGGTCCATTTCCTCAATATATTTTAATTTGGTTGGAAATTGTTTAGCGTGGATCTTTTTCAGCATAGGTTTTAAATCACTGATATCTCCATACTCATTATGGCAATCTCTGCAGGCTGCTTGTAAATTTCCAAAGGTATCTTTTGATCCAGTTGGATCTCCTCCCATTCCACGGGCATCTATGTGGTTTACGTCCACGGCCTGAGCTTGGCATATCTCACAAGGAACAAATCCGTGAGGATCAATACCGGACTTATCAAAGTATATTTTAGTGTGGCGTTGCATTACACTTTGCTGAACATTTGGCCCTGTGAATTTAAAGCGTTCTCAGAGCGTTTTTTACTGATATGGTCATCTATACTGTCAGTAACAGAGATCATTGCTGCAGCCCTTGCTCTTGTACTGTCTGCGTATTCTTTCAGCTTCTTGAGATCGGTCTCAATGTAGTACCCTCTTGAATTAGCTGCAAGATCAGGAAGCTTGTCCTTTCTCAAGTGGCTGATCATCCTCCTCAATACAGATCCATCTCCAATATTTACACCGTTGTTGATCATTTGGTCCATGATCCTGTGTGATGAAATAGCATTTCCAGCTCCTTTATGATTTGATAGCAAAGTTTTTAATTTTGGGATAGCTCCAAGCTCTTTGTCATTCAGCTCCCTTTTCTTGTTGTTATTCATGATTTTTTGATTGTGTTGGTTAAAATCTCAGCTCTTGCAATAGATACCTTGCAAGGATCATTTTCAATTTTAATACGTGAAAGTGATTTACCTAATTCTGCAAGGGCTGCAGCTAAATTCTTTCCAGCTATACAGGCAGCTCTTCCAGCAAGTGCTATACGCTCAGGTAAAGACATTTCATCCTTATCAATTAAACCTCTGTTTATTCTGAAAGTACAGCTCCAATCAAGGAACTCATTGAGCTCTTTGTTGGCTTTGTTGTAATCAAATGACATTATATATAATCTCTTGAGGTTATTTTCCAAGATTCATATCCGAAAGGGAGCTCTCCTGCTCTCCTTTTTAATTGTCCTTTAGCTTTACCAATAATATGATCATTCTCATCATTTTCGTTGCAATAAACTGTCTCAGTACCTGAGTATGTTGCTACCTGATATTTAACTTGGCAGACTTGATTTTGTTCTTGATCCATGATTAATGTTTGTTTATGTAAAAGTATGAATAAAAAAGACAACAACAAATAAATTAGTCAACATTATTTCTTTTGTTAATTAATTCGGTCACTATTGCTTTGAGTTCTGTCATGTCGAATATATCTAAGCTGTCAAAGTATTGCATGAGGGCCAACTCCTTACACCTTCGTATGATCACTCCGTCATAGCGATAATTGAAAGCAGCCTCCTTGATTACCATCTCAAACTTTGAGTATCTGATCAGCTTTTTCTCCTTCCTTAGCTGAGTTGTAGCTATATCTTTTATTTTTAATTTGTCGTCAATTGTGACAAATTCCGAAAGAAAACCCTTGCCATTATTTTTGTATTTAAGCTTGTCCAGTCCTTTACAAACAATATAGGCTGAGATTGGGAGCTTTCCAGTTAGTTTATAATACACAAAGGCTCCTTGTACATATCCGGGGAACTTTCTCTCATATTCCTCAGTTTTCTTTTCTGCAGCTTCATTCTCTGCCTGTACAGACTCTCTCTCTTCTGCCTCCATAAGCTGCAGCATGACCTTATTTTTATTACTCATGTATGTCCTTACCCAAGATATACAAGTTCTAACGCTCACAAAAACAACGTCCTCTCCGTACTCTCCTTTGCTACCAAGATCCAGCGCAATGATAATTTCATCAACCCGTATTGATTCCTTTTGATTTAAAATCCATTTAGATAGACCGTTAACAATAAATGTTATTTCATTATCAGGTAGAGGTTTTTGACCTGCATTTCTCACAGCGGTAACTGCTGACAGCATTAATATGTCATATGTATCCTCTTGGCTCATCTCTTTCAAAGGGAGTGACTCTGAGGCTTGAATTACTCCAAATTCCTGAGGAGAAAAAATATATCCATGCAGAGTAAATTGATCTTTTTTAGATGGTAAATTATTACTCATTAGGTTTAAATGTTGAATTAAATTTAAGTCTATTTATTTGCTCAACTGATTCATCAACCTTACTTGATGTTGGTGTATTTTTAACCAGCCCTTGTTGTTCCCAAAATAATCCTTGCCATTGATTATTTATTGATTTGCTCACAACAATTAATATTGTTGATAAGTCAGTTACATTAAATTTCAAAGCAAGTCCCTTGAGAGTTTGTTCAGATTTTAGTGGTTTTTTAATTTCGGTTCTATATTTCACCCAATTCTTAAAAATTTCTTTTTTATTTAGATCATCGATCAAATCAGAATAATCCTTTTTACTTGGTTTACTATCTGTTTTACTACTTGGTTTACTATCTGGTATAGGTTGGGCGGTTTCGCCTATTCCTTTGGGCGGTTTCGCCTCATTCGATTGGGCGGTTTCGCCTTCTCCATTTGGCGATTCCGCAAAATGGATTTGGTAGATTCTCAAAATGGCAGGATCTATGATTGCGTACCATTTTGTACGGTCATATCCTCTTGCATTTAATACAGCAGATTCAATGATATTTTGATCCTCTAATTTTTTGATAATCCTTTTTACTTGATCGTTGGACCAATACGGGAATAAATTTGCATACGCTCTGATTGAGTTGTATGTCCAATAATATCCATTGTTGAAATGCTTGTCATTTGCCTCATTCTTCTTGATCCAGTATGCAAGGTGATGGACAAAGACTGCAGCCGGGATGTCTATCCTCTGAGCTACCTCAGTATTAAAATGATGTTCCATAGTTGACTGTTTTTTTTTAGTGAAGGAGGCAGGACTCGAACCTGCATATAAGGGAGGGTGTTATTTTCCCCTATCTAACAAATAGAAATACCACATAACACCCGTTTGTAAATCTACTGCGTATACCATTCCGCCACTCCTTCTTTTATGACTGTTGAAATAAATAGGGAGGAGATAACAGTCACGTAAACTCTCACTCCCTTAGATCATGCGATCTATTGTATTTTTTCAATCTCCTTGAGAGACCATTTTATATAATTTGCTTTCTTTTTGAATATGTCTGCAAGTACCTCCTTTGCAATAGGATCAGTGATCTCAGGAGCTTCTATCTCTCCAACCTTATCAAGGTAAGCTTTTATTTTATCCTTGTCCGGCGCAAGAGCTGCAAGCCTTTCCTGCTCCTCCTTTTCCTTGGCAGCTTTTTTGTCAGAAGCCTCCTTTGCTATTCGTTTTTTCTCAGCCTCATCACGTTCTTTGCTTTCTTTATTGGCCTTTTCCATTGATTTACGAGACTTTAGGATCATGGCTGCATATTCTTTATTTGGCATATCTCCAACCTCATCAGCGGTCATTGCAGGAGTAAACCTCAACAACGGTCTCATTTCAACAAATCGAGCATTAATTAACTCCTGACGTTTATCTGCTTTATCCTTAGCATCTTTATCAGCCTTTTCTGCAACATCTTTTGCTTTGGATCCTGCAGCAACCATCTCCTCAAAATGAGTATCAGATAACGCCGCATAGTTTAGGCTTACAGATGCATATTGTCCGGGTATATGAGCCCAAAGTCCTGACATAATTTTTGATCTCTCCTCATGAATTTTATCTTTCCTGTCAGCCTCCTTTTTCAGTTTGTCATTTTCGGCCTTGAGTTTCTTTTGCTTTTCATCGTACTTTTTCTTTTTGTCCTTGGCTGAGGATAGCATTAGTTTAAATTCATTCTCAGATGATTCAATGGTTAAATCAGGAATAATGCAGAAAGATGATAAAGGCAATAATTGTTCTTTTCTACCTGTGAAAATAGCCTCCTTTTCTTTGAGTTTAGCAGCCTCCTTGTCAGCAGCCTCATCAGCCTCCTTGTCAGATTTAGCTCCTTTTAGAATTATATCGAAATTTTTCTGAGCCATAGATCCAAGCATCAGATCCTCAATATCAGTCATTCCATACTCAGCCAATTGATCAACCCTCTCATCTTTTATTTTATCCTGACGTTCCTGCTCCTGACGCTCTTTAAATTTAACAATATTTCTGAGAGTCTCCTCCTTTGACTTGACAACATATTCAAGAGTGTTGTATGCTCCTTGAATAGCTTTGTTTGCACGTAAAAATTCAGCCTTTGCCTCAATTCTTTTGTTATCAGCGGAGATCCTTATCTTAGACGTAATTTTCAGTAAATCCTTAGCCCGCTTTGCCGTCTCATCATTGATATCCTGAGACACTATAATATTGAACTCATCCTCAAGCTCCTCAAGCTTGTTGATCATTGGTAAATATAAGTTTTTAATGTCTTTTGCCTTGCTCTCCTGCAGGCCGTACTGATCCATTTTAAGTACTACAAGTTGATTGTTTTCCATGATTGTAATTTTTAGTTTAAGTCTAAATTGGACGCGGTATCAATTTTATTCATAAGAGATTCAAATGATTTCACGAATGAGTTAACCTCAGATTTCAACTCTCTTACTCTGTAATTTTCGTTAAGCTCCTTAACATCTTTAATAGATTGAGCATAATCAATCGCAGGAATTTTTTGTCCAATGTTTAACTCCTTAGGAGTCTCTCCGTTTACGGACTTCATTATCTCCTTAATCTCGGACTCTGTAGCCTCAATTATTACTCCGTTTGTTGTTTTTGCTATAATGTTCATGATATATAAATTGTTTTATTATTAAGAATTTAAGACCTATTTTTTTCGTTAAAATTTATAAGGTCATTAGTTGAATTAAAAAATGTGTTTGACCTGCTATAGGTAACTTTAATCACTTGAGATATTTTAAAAACTCTGTTTCTTTTATCCCAAACATTTGTTTTTTCTTTGCTCAGAACACTGTTGAACCATCCATTTAGCTCACTTATTTTGTTGAATTTTACAGTGAAGTCTTTTCTGGTTGAAATTTCGTAGTTACCGCTTCTTTTTCTCTTTAAATATATGGTTTTCATGACTGTTTTTGTTAATGTTCCTTATAAAGGTAACAATGTTTTTGATATAAACAAATAAAAAAGACAATAAAGTCAATAAGTTTTTGCTCCAAGCATTATCGGCATTAATAACATAAGTAAATTTTCGTTTTCAAGATCCTCATCAGGCATGAACAGAGCTGCTTTATTTGGAGTTGATAACTCAATCTTGAGTTTTTTTGAATTATGATTTTTTAGTATATCAAGCATGAGTTTAAAATTGAATCCAATTTCAATTTCCTCTCCTTGATATTCACAATTAATTTCCTCACGTGCCTCATTGGAAAACTTAAAATCTTCTGCGATTATTTTAAGTTTATTATCGGTCAGTTTCAATCTTATTTGTTTTAATGTCTTATTTGTATAGAAGCCGACACGCTTTATAGAGTTGAGAAGATCCATTCTGTCAATAAATATAATTTTATTGTTATCCTTAGGAATGACATTGCTATAGTTTGGATATTTCTCGTCAAATAATCGACATACCATATTTATTTCATTGAAATGAAAAAATGCATTTTCTGAATCATGATTCATATGCATGACCGACATAGTCTTTCCAATTATTTTTTTAAGCAATAATAGAGATTTTCCCGGAACAATAATTGAGCTGTCTTTACTGATTGTAATATCATTACGCTCACATGTTACCAATATATGTCCATCAGTGGAGACAAATT